AGTATGGTGCCAGAACGCAGAGGAAGCAGATAGGTGGGTTGAAATCTTTGAAACCTTTTTCGACGAGAATATCGGATATTTCAAACAGAATGGTGTCGTTGAAATCACATGGATCGGCAATAACAGCGACCAGTCTACAGATCGCTGGGAAGTAGACCTAGTACATAGGTCAGTAGAGTATGTATGTAGATTTGAGACCACATATACTAAAGAATCTGAACCTATCGCAGGGGTAACGCCCGAAATAGTTCACCCACAACGAAGGTCCACCAAGATTCTAAGGTAAGCGCTGCAGATAAGCAGATTTACATAATCAACAAATAACAAGGAGGAAAAATTATGACTTATAACAATCTTCCAGGAATTCATACACTCTTGAGAGATGGCGGACTAGTTATCGACAGGCCAGGCGCGCAAACACAGAGCGTCCTTATTATCGCATGTACTGGAACAGCTTTAACTGGCGAAGATACGCAAGAGTGTAAACCTGTATGGGTGTCTAACGAAGCAGCATGGGAAAGGCAGGGCTTCGGGAGCGCGTCCATTAAAAATATTGCGTATACAGCCTGGAGGGAAGCTATTAATACCGGATGTCAGGATGTAAGGGTGCTCACCGTATACGGAAACAACGGAGCAGACAAATATGAAAACCTGCACAAAGTATACAAGGGCCTCGAGGACTATGACGTTGACATTATAGCACTTACGGGCGTTTACGCGGACGACGATGTTGGAAGCCCAACGTTCAATCAAGACTATGACCAAGTAGATTATTGTTCAGTCGGTGCTAATGAGGTAGACGTAGTAGGTGAAACGCCAGATGGTGACATTGACGGTACGAATACGGTCTTCACCTTGGCTCATACGCTGATTGTTCCAGGGTCAGTTGTACTCACGAAAACTACAGGAGGCACCTCGGTTACACTTGTCGAGGTCAACAACCTGACTGATGCGAGTGCAAACGCTTATAAGGTAAACTACATCGACGGGTCTATCGAAGTCAAGACGGCACCGACCGACGATCCTGAACAGTCGCTTACAGTATCATATGCATACTACGACGCTACGAGGAGTTTTGCCGCACAGCTCAACGGGTTCCTGAACATAGTATCGCAGAGAACGAGCCAGACGCTTGGTGTAATCGCGTTGAAGCCTTCAGATGACAATGACCTTCTGACGGTAAGAGATTACGTTGCCAACTTACCGACGCAGATATACAGTGGACTGCTCCAAGTCGTAGGCGGGCCCGAGTGCATTGCTAAGGATAATTCTGGGAATGCTTACGCTACTAGCGGCGTAGCTTCCTATGCGGGTTTAATTAGTACGCTGTCCCCACAATCCGGCCCAGTATACAAGATACTGCCGGGCATCTTTGGACTCACGTATACCCTTTCGCCAGCCCAGCAAAGCATCATACTTAATAAGAACATAGTATGTTTCATAATGAGGAATGGACAGGTAAGGGTTTTGGACGGGGTTACGACAGCCGGTGCCGATAGCGACTATAGACGTCTCACGACGGTAAGGATAGTCAACGAGTTGATTCAGGGGATACGTTCCATCGGAGAACCATTCATTGGCGAGCCGAACGACTTGCCACATAGAAACGCGCTTGACGCCAAGATCAAGGCCCTTAGCAAAGCCATGGTCAGCGCAGGTGCGCTTGCCGGCGCTTCGTGCGTAATCAAAGCCACTAACGAACAGGTAATCAACGGTAATATGGAAATTCAACTAGACATTGTACCGGCCAGCGAGACGTTGAGAATCTCTACAACGATCGCCCTAAGGCCGAGTATAGCCTAAGGAAAGGTAAGGAGAAAGAACTATGCCACAGTCCCAATATACGAGAAGTTATACGTCGTTTGGCGGCGTAGACATTGTAGCGACATTCAACGGAAGAGTCATCGGAGAACTCCAGGCTATTACATACTCTGTTACCAGAGAAAAAGCGCCTATCTACACAATGGGCAGCCCCGACCCGAGGTCTTTCAGCAGAGGCAAGCGCGGCATCGCGGGCAGCCTAGTATTTACTGTACTCGATAGGGATGCCTTCTACAACCTTAAGGGCGAGGCCGCAACCTTTTATACGGCATATGCCAACACTTACGATCCGTCTCAGACAGAGGCCGGAATCTACGTACCGAGATACGTGTATACAGAGGGCGGATGGACTAACCTCATGCAATCGAGGGTAGGCGACGGGGTAACAAACCCGGCGTTGGCAAACTTGTTCTCGGCATCGGAAGCTATATACGCAGATCAGATCCCGCCATTCGACATAACGATTACAATGCAGAATGAGTACGGCCAGGCGGCGAGATTGAGCATCTACGGTGTAGAAATCCTGAACGAAGGCTCTGGAATGAGCATCGACGATCTTACAACGGAAAAGGCGTGCACTTATGTTGCACGTGGTTTGTCACATTTGACACCAGTAACGCAGTAACACGTGGTTTTACACGAAAGGCAGGGCGAGGTTTAATTTATCTCGCCCTTTATTATATCGAGGGAAACTATGAAAAGTTACACAGCAGAGTACAAGGCGGGGCCGCAGAGTGAAATCCTCGCTAAATTAGGCAACTTCGTATTCGGAGAAATCAGCAGCATAAAGTTCCAGCTTATGGAGAATGGAGCCGTAGGAGAGCTATGCTTCAAGGTAATATACAAGGAACTAATCGAGAACGATATTATGCCTATGTTCGATATATGTATCTTCACCGAAGACTCCGGGACAATCTATCAATGCCACCTAAATAACGTAATGCTTAGTTGCGGTAAGACCGTAACAACGAACGAAGTAGGGTGTGGGCAAAACTACGTCTTTGCCGCACTTGAAGCCGAATATACACCAACGCATAGGGGGTAAGACATAATGCAGTCTGCCTATAGTAAAACATATAGCACCTTCTCTGGTGCAGACATAGTAGCCACCATCACACTGCCCGGCGGAAAACCCGTAGTGCTAGGCGAAATACAAACTATCTCCTATAGTATACATAGGGATAAGTTTCCAGCACGCACCTTAGGACGTATTAACCCTAAGGGGTATTGTTTGCCAGAGTCAGAGCGTGTATACGTAAGAGAAAAGGGATACGTCTCAATCAAGGACGTAGAAGTCGGCGACAGTATACAAATAGATGTCCATGGATTTGGCAGCGTTGTAAACAAGTACGACAATGGGATTAAACCATGTTATCGCCTTGAGTTAGAGAATGGATACCACCTTACTGCAAGTTATGACCACCGTATAATGACCCAGAACGGGTGGAAAGAAATGCAGGACATCAATATTGGCGACCGCATATATGTGTGTACGTCGACACCCTCGCCCGACGATGCGCCCCTTAGCGATGATATGCTGCTTACGGTGGCGGGCTTTATAAATCCCGAGAATGAATGCGAGCACATCCCACAGGAACTGCTCAGAAACCTTAGTAAGCGACAGGTAGAAGTATTCTTGAACGGGCTTCTTCACACCGTCCCATATTGCACAAAGTCTAAACGGCTCGCCGAGGACATAAGGTTTCTGCTTTCTAAGATTAGCATGGAGTGCAAGATAGAAGGAGAGTGTAGTATTACCGACATCAAGCCGCCGGCAGACACCTTTAGGGTAGTAACTGGCATCGCGCCTGCCGGAGAGCAACGCGTCTACGATATAACCGTAGATAACGTGCATAGCTTTATATGCAACCACATACTCGTCCATAACTCATATGGCGGCAGGACTATAGGGGGTTCGCTCATATTCACGGTCTTTAACAAGAATGTTCTAAAGTCTGTAATAGAAGAAGCATTCAGTAGTAACGCGTTAGGACAACTGGACTTTAGCAAGTTCAACAATAACGAGGAAGAGTACCTTATCAACGAGATGTACTACAGGATGTTGGCTGACGAAATGCCCCCGTTCGACGTCACAATTACCTTTGCCAACGAATATGGAAATACGGCTCAGCTCACAATCTCCGGGGTAACTATAATAGACGAAGGACAAGTAATGTCTATAGAAGATATGGTAACCGAGAATACGATGTCATACCAGGCCCTTGACATAACTCCGATGCTGGAGTTAGGGCAGCTTTCTTTCAGCGAGAACAATGGACTCTATATGACCAAATTCACACCGTATATCCCATTCGATATGAAAGATTAACCTAATGGAGGAAGCAGCCAATGCAGTACTATTCCCCATACGCCAGATCGATAGAATACAAGAATAGCTCTAAGATTGAGACATCACAAGGTGTTATCAGCGGCGGCA